ACCTTCGATATATCCTTGTGCCTTTTGGGTAGGCATGTTACCAACGTCAACATAGAACACTCTTCGTTCTGGTGCTCTGGAGATACGATAAACAACAGCGGCATCTTCAAGTTGACGAAGCATGTTCAGGGGACGAATTGCTTTCTGAAGATATCCAACAACTCTCTTTGATGTGGCATCAATAATACCAGAGTGACAATACAGCACAGAGTCGTTTGTTAATTTAATACCAGAACTTCCAGTTTGGAAAGTTGCATTTTGATCCGTATTTGTGTAAACATAAAACTCCTCAATTTCACTTATTTGAGGAACGGATAAGTTTCCACCTGCTTGAACTTTATTGACTTTTCTAACTTTTTTGATTTTAAGTGGATCAATCGGACGAAGTTCTCGAATACCAAGTTCGGGGTTTGTTTCGTCAATTATGATGTAGTAAAAAATCTTACTGTCAATATACCACCGTCTAAAGATATCATGTGCATCTTTATTAAACTTGAGTAGATCAAGAATTCGATCATACTCTTGGTATATTCTTCCTTTGATTTGTGGTGGTAAGTTTGTGTCTTCAAGATCAATCTTGATAGGCTGCTGATCTATTTCTTGAACGATTGCATCGTTAGCGATATCTTCGATAGCCATATCCACTTCGGGAAATAAAGCCATTGATCTATATCTTTTGATAAATTCTTGTTCGCTTTTTGCACTTCCGGTGAAGTCAGCGTAAGAACTCATGAATCCCCCATAGAGGGATCCAGAGTCTAATTGAAAGGAACCATCATAAGAGTCGGGTGCCACAACATTGTTGACACCCGGCTCTGATGGAGTTTGGTTTTTTGAAATTGTAAATCCAAAAAGATTTATTGGCATGATTAACTCCTCACATTAGTGTATACATTATGTAGGAGTTATTGATCCTCTTTTTTCTCGGTCTTAGGTTGAAGAGCAGCAGGAAGTGATGCACCAACTGTGTAGTAGTCGTATGCGATTGTAACTGGGAACTCAACAACGGTATCAAGAAGATCATATGAAAGATCAATTGCACCAACTTCAACAGGCCAACAGTTGGTGAGAACCGCTGTTTTGATTGGCTCCCCCTCAAGGTTAAAGTGTTGAATTGCCCAATTGGTAAGTCCACCACCTGCGGCATCAGTCCATCCTGAATCCTGAGTGTTTTGTGCCGGATCATTCATAAGCGTATTCCATTTTTGGAATCTGTTGTAAATGCTACCTTCAGCATCATCCAACACAACGATTTGCCATTCGAGATATTGACGATCACCGGGGACTTTCGCAATTCGTCCTCTAAATGGAACTGGGATAATACCCATTGTTGCCGGTGGAAATTGTGCTGCTTTTACCAGAAGTCTTTCTTCACCGAGAAATCCTCCATCAGCCCCCATGCCTGTGAGGGTGGGGAATGCACCGTAAACAGAAAATCTATTTTGACGTGTTCCACCAAGGAACTTATCACGGAACGTATTAATTGAAGTTTCTTGCGCCATTACTTACTCCTTTACTCTGTCGCTGCGTCACTAAGACCACCAGTAATGTCATCAGCTGTGTTCTTGTTCGTGAATGTGAGTTGAATGAAGTTAATAGATTTTGCTGGTTTGATGAAAATATCAGCATTAAAAATGTTCGCATCTACAACTGCGGGTGGGTTGTTCGACTCATCACAGACAACTTTGAAGTCAAAGATACCTCTCTGTGCTTGGATGGCCCGAAGAATTGTGTTGCATTGCAACGTGAAGTTTGTTCGTGTCAAATCATCGTTGAAGTCAAAGAGAATCTCACGAGCAACACGACCAATTGTTTTCTTAAGGTGAACAAACAGACGAGCAACGTTCACTCTACTGAATGTGCTTGTTGCAACAGTCTTGGTTCTATCACCGAAGAGGAAAGTTCCTTCGCCGGGGAATGAAACAACTGGGTTCACACCAGAATCATACAATGCGTCTTGTTGAGCGGGTGTTGGGTTATGAACCAATCGAAGAACGTCGAGAATTCTTCCTCGTTTGAATCCAGCGGGAGACATGAATGGATTGAAATCTCTTTCTGTTCTTGCAAAACAACCCGCAACATCAGGTGTGCAAGATGTTGTGATAAGATCATTGTCTCCAACTGCCTCTGGGTTTCTTCTATAATCCAAGTGTTTTTTGTATCCAAATACAAAGAACTTATGTCTGTCAACTTCGTTACTGGTAGTTGTGGTTATAATGTCTGCTGTTCCAACTCCCTCACCCGAACCACCGGCAGGATAGATTGCGATACAGTTGTTATCACGATCTGCGAGAGCGTTGTTAAGTGCGGCTACTTTGCCTGGATCGGTAGCAAAGATGCAACCAAGATCCAAATCTTTAACTTTGTCTGCGGTTGCGGCAATCACCAAATCACCACCATAGAGAAGATAGTTTTGTGCGGCATACCAATCAGCAGATGGTCCGAGTGCATTGGGGTTCGCATACGTTCTACCCGCACCTGCTTGCAAGAATGATGGATCCTGAAGTCGTGCGACCCAATTTTCAACTGAGGTTTCACGAATAAAACCAAGTTGTCTTTCGGAAGTTGTTCCGAGTGCTTCGATCAACGATGCTAACGTTCCTCCCCCGTCAGTTAAAAACGCAGCAAGAAACGGTGCGGTTCCTTCACTAAAAAGATTAACAAAACTATCGTCTGTTACTTTGACGATAACTCTTGCTCTTCCTGAATTGATTATTTCAATAGCCATTTGGTGTGTCCTCCTGTTGTCATCGGATGTCTGCCGATAGGGTATTCAATCAAAATGAATTTCCTTCTATTTAGTGTTTTCAATTTTTTAAGGAAACCAACGATCTTCTCCATCCCACACACCACCATCATCACCATCAACGGATGTTATGATACCAAACGGCATAACCTCTGCTTCCAATCTTTTTATTTCGTCATCAAAAATATCAACTCGAACATCAGTGTTGGTCAAATCTTTAAAGTAATCTTGTCGAGTCAACCAAGCAAAAAGAACAAGCGTCATCACCAAATCATCGTTGTGTCCTTCATCTGCTTCGTATGACTGTCCTTTTGCCACGAATGTGATGAGTTCGTTCACGATCTCCAAATCTTCAACAATCATCTTGTCTTGTTCGATTAAACTTTTAAGAACAGAGCATCCAAGTTTTTTCACAACACTTGTTGTTCGCACACCCATGTGAGTGTTTGCTCCACCGAAACCACCAGAGATCGTTTGTCCTGCTCTACCTCGGAAAGCACACATAAGAATGTTCTCATATTCCAAGTCACGGTGAAGAACATCCGCAACCTGTCCACCGATGTCGTTGATTTCGATGAGTGTCTGAGCCATGTTGTATTTTTCGGCAACCGCTTTGATCACGGTGGGATAAACCATCGGTGAAATAATATTGTTTCGATATTTTGCAACCACCTTGTATGGAGTCTGGGTGATGTCCGTTATGGTGAACGCACTGTAATCTTTACCCTGTCCTCGTGCAGTATCGACAACACAGACATACTTGTGGTTTGCCTTTGGTTCCTCATAAATGTCCAGTCCATCTTTATTTCTTTCGATTGGATTCACCCAAGACAAAGCGTGTAGTTTAGACGAGGATATCAGGGTGTTTGCAGAGCCAACAAAGTCACATTCAAATTCTGTTTGGAATTGAATCTCGCTGGTGTTTGCGATCGTTTCCTCTTTCCATTTCTCATTCCGAAGAGGTCCACCGGGATACATGGGAACTTGCGACCAGTGAACCTCGATGGGAACATACTCATTCTTCCCAACCTCTCCTGCTTGCTTTGTAGCACCCTTCCAGTAGTGGTAGAACATGTTCAGACCGTTCGGAGTGGAAACCATCAGGACTTTCGTGGACTGTCCAGAAGAGATTGTAGGGTATACAGAACTAAAGAATTCATCAGCGATACCGTGCGGAACGTGAGCAAATTCGTCAAGGAAAATCATGTTGAACGAACCACCCCGAATCGCACTCGACGATGTTGACGATGCGATAATCCGAGAGCCGTTCTCCAACTGAATGGAACCTTTGTTCCATTCTACAATACCCTGCTGCAACCAGATCGGAAGATACTCATATGCCAGTTTGAGTCGGTGCAAAAGTTCTCTCGCTGTGCTTTGTTTGTTAGCGAGAATACCAACCGTCATGTCTTGGTTAAAAAGAATGTAGTGTAGAATGTAAGCCACAACCGTGGTGGACTTACCAGACTGTCGAGGGAGTTTACAGATCACGAAACGATTGTTGTGAACAGTCTCGACGATATCTTTTTGATAATCGTAAAGATCGAAGGGAATCAAACCCTTGTCCAATGAGACAACCTTAATGTATTTCTTTGTAAAATAAATCGGATCCCCAGCACACTTCATATATTCTTTAACTTGTGCTTTGGTGAAGGACATCTCCAAACCAGTTTCTTTCAGGTTCGGATTACCAAGATATCCTTTTTGTTTATCACTCATCTAAATCCTCCGTCACATCCAACACATCCTGTCTGGCTTTCGCTCTGGAACTTCGATCATTGTTGATCAAGTCCTGAAGTTCGAGTGTTGAGCCAACATAGATGGCATTGTTTGTGGTATTGTTCACATTCACTTCAGTCTTATCCATGTCTGCCATCTTCTTGTGTAAATCCATAAGATCGGTGTTCACTTCAGAAACTGTTTTGATAAGAGTGGCAGCAACCTCGTATGCTCTGGGATGATCTCCTTCAGACGCAATCTTCAGAATACCGTCGATGGCTTCGCTGCCACGATCAATGAGTTCCTTCAGATTTTTTCGAGTGAGGTTGAAATCAACATCTGCTTTGTCTGCACCGAGTTGAATTTCCTTGACTTCTTTTTTTATCTCTTTTACTTCACTAGAGTAAGAGGTTTCGAGTGCTTCTGAAATTTTGTCATTAGAATCCATTGTATCTCCATATTATTAAGTTCTACCCTGAGCGGGAGAGTAAACAGGACCTGAAATTCCGGTGACGGGATTTCCGGTGACACCAAACGAACTGATAACATCAGACGGATTATCAAGCGTTGCCGAGAGAGATCCATAGAAGTCACCAGAGACACCAAGAATAACAGACTTGGTTGAGGTGGGTCCATAGACATATGACTTTGCTAAAAATTCAAGAGTTGAAACAATGAATCTTCGATTCAAAAAGTTGCCTTCATAATCTTCTTGAATGTTCACGTTCGATAAAACAATTGGAACATCCACTTTAGGATGAATTGTGTTCATGTTCAAAGTCACAGTAAATTCAGGTGAAAAGAATGGTGTAATCTGTTCAATTAACTGAAGGTTTTCGTCTATAGAACCAGTGAAAAGATAAAGTCCAAAACTAATATTGTATGGGACTTCATTGAACATCGTATCTGCGGTTCCACCAGAACTCGTTGATGTCTTTTGTTTTCTCAGTTTGTTGATGGTTCTTGTTGGATCATAGTTGATTCCTGTGATATCAAAGCCCATTCGAGGTAAAATCGCTTTGACTTTTGTTTGATTTTCAACAATAGATCCACCTTCATTCAATCTTGCAATGAATTTTTCTTTCGGTGAATAAGAAACTGGAACACGAACTGTTTGATTGACTGTTCCGTCCGCATTAAAGTAACGAATGTTTAAGTTATTAAACAGCGAACCAAACCCAATAACGAGTTTCCGAATAGACTCATTGTAAAAGGTGCTAAACATTAATAATTACCCTCCGAGAATGGATCGGTGTCTGTGAAGTC